CGGCAGCCGTAATTCCAGTTCGTCCTGTCAAGCCTGTTCCTGCAATTCAGATGGAAACCTGCATTAGAACCATTCCTGAGATTACCGCCAGCATCATAAGTCCCTATATTTAAATTTTAATTTTTGTATTATTTTGCAAAGTAATATAGTATAGTCAATAGGAGAGAAGGGGAAGACCCCTCTTTTTACTACGCTACGCTTCGTAAAAATTCACCCCTAAAGACCAGGAGATTAATCGCGGCAGCCGAAATACCAGCCCGCCCCGACAAGCCAGCACCCGCAAGACAGAGGGAAACCCGCAAAAGAACCATTCCAGAGACAACCGCCTTGAGGATATTCTCTAGTTCCAGAAGTACTTGTACCACCCGAATATAATTTACTTGCGATACCCTGTTTATCACTTGCTCCAATAGCAGAAGGAAACCACGCACCAGTAGAAGTATCAATAGTCAAATCGCCAATCCACCAATCACTTCCTTTTCCGTCAATAGAAGCAGGAATATTACCTATCTTTGTATATATCTTTTTAATAGTTGCTTCATCAGAGCTTCTAGCAATTCCTTTTGGACATACATATACATCTTTACTATAATCTGGCTGAAATACCATTACAGTGTCAGAAGCAATTTCATAAGCACCGTTTCTATATTCTCTACCCTGGACACGATATACATGTTTCCAATCTGTATTAGAAATTGGAGAACCATCGTGATGTCCAATTACAGAATCAGTACTTCCAGAATACCAAGGCATTGTTGATATTGTAATATCTGCTG